CCATGCCGACCATCCGCGAGAGCATCCTCGACATCGTGAGCCGCTACCTGTCCGGCCGGACGCCGGCCGAGCATGCGGAGTTGACCGACTTCGTCGTCGCCGCGATCCCCGACCTCGTCCACCTCGTCGAGCAGGCCGAGCAGGACGCCCAGCGCATCGCGACGCTGCGCGAGGAGCGCGACCGCATCGTCGCCAAGATCGCCCTCGCCGAGCGCCAGCGCGACGATGCCCGCCAGCGTGCCAACGAGGTCGAGCGCGCCCTGCGTACGGCCGTCGACCGCATGCGCGGTGGAAATCGTCGTGAAGGGGGCTAGAACGGCTGATCGACATCCGCTAGGGTTGGATACCGACCAACGGCCAAACGGCCGTCAGCGAGGCTCTGAGGCGAAATGAGGGGCATCCTGTGACGCGACCTGACGAGCCGCTCCCCGCGCGCCTGCCACTGGGCTGCGACTTCGACGCCCTCGACTGGTACGCCGTCATCGCCGCGCCGCGGCGCGAGCGCCAGGTCGCCCGCGACCTCGTCGACCGGATGCTGTGGGCGTACTGCCCGCTCACCCGCCGGTGGGCGCGTGGCCGACACCGCACCCCGATGCACGCCCGCTGGGTCGAGACCGAGCGGCCGCTGTTCACCCGCTACGTCTTCGTCGGCTTCTCCGTAGGCTTCCCGGCCTGGCACCTCGTCCACGAGGTCGACGACATCGAGCGCGTCGTCTCCAGCCGCGGCATGCCCCTGCGCATCCCTGGCGCGCAGCTGGAGGTGATCCATGACCGCGAGATGGCCGGCGCCTTCGACGAGGACGCCCGGCCGCGCCGCCGGCGAGCACGCTTCGCCGAGGGCGACCGCGTGATCGTGGACGTGCTGGGCGTCGAGCGCGAGGCGATCGTGCAGCAGGCCAGCCCGCGGGCGGCGAAGCTGATGCTGGAGGTGCTGGGCGCCGGGCTGCGGATCGCGGCGGATCCAGACAGGGTTAAGCTGGTGCGCGACCTGGGGCGCGAAGAGACGCAGTCGTGGTGAAGCGTCGCGGTCGCCCTCCACGCAAGCCGCCGTTCGAGGCGCTCGACTGGATGATGACCCCCGACGACGCCGACCCGCTCCTCGAGGCCCTCGCCCGCGACCGCCTTGCGCACCCCGACCACCCGCCGCGCGCGATCGACTGCGACAGCCTGGCGGATCTGCTTGGCGGTGGAAAACCACCCGACGATGCTTGATATCGTCCAGCGGGCTGGGTTACAATTCGCTTCGTGGCACCGGTTCAGTAGCAGCCCCATGAGCAGCCTGCCGGTCGCCAGCCCGAACACCATGCTTCGGGCGCGATGGGAGAAATGCGTTCTGACGTACACCCTCGGCCGGCCTCTGCCTATGGCACGCTCCGGGGGTCAGTGGTCCCGGCGACCTCCTCCCCGCCGGTTGACGCCGCCGTGCAGCCACGGCGCAACTGCCCGCCGACCGCGGTCCCTCCCTACGGCGGTCGGCGGGCATATTCTTCGGGAGGTCGGGAGGACGGATGTCTGAGCGCATTTTCAGTAAGGCGATGCCGGAGCCTAACTCCGGGTGCTGGCTGTGGGTCGGTGCGTTGTCATCCAAAGGCTACGGCCTCATGCGCGAGGGACGGAAGGTGCGGACCGTACACCGCATGGTGTACGAGAGCACTGTCGGCCCGATCGAGGCTGGCATGTGCGTCTGCCATCGCTGCGACACACCGGCCTGCGTGAACCCGGACCACCTGTTCCTTGGAACGAACGCCGATAACCAAGCCGACAAGGTCGCGAAGGGCCGTCAGGCCCGCGGAGAGGGCAACGGGCGCGCCAAGATCACCGCAGACGACGTCCGCGCGATCAGAGCGTCGAGCGAAACCCGCGCTCAGATCGCCCGCCGCTACGGGCTGGGCTGGTCGACGGTCAATGATATCCGCAAGGGGCGTCGATGGGCGGCCGTCTGAGCGACCTATGCCACCTCCGCGAAGGCCGCCTCTGGCCGAGCGCAGACTGGGCGACATGGACCGAGGTCCGCAAGGATCTCAGCCATCTGCCGAAGATCCTGGAGAACTGCGAGCAGCACCGCACGGCCATCCAGGCCGGCGGCAACTGCGGCCTCGTCCCCGCCGCCATCGCGCCGCACTTCGACACGGTCTACACATTCGAACCCGACCCGCTCGCCTTCCACTGCCTGGTCGCCAACGCCGACAGCCCGAACGTGATCTTCCACCAGGCCGCTCTCGGCGAGAGCCAGGGCTTCGTGGCGATGGAGACCACGGACCCGACCAACATCGGCGGGACGCGCGTCGCCATCAACCCCGTGCCGGCGCTCCGGCGCATCCCGCGCTACGCCCTCGACGACCTCGGCATCGACGACGTCGACCTGATCTGGCTGGACGTGGAGGGTTTCGAACTCGACGTGCTGCGCGGCGCCGCCATGACGATCGACATCTGGCGCCCGACCATCGTCGTCGAACTGCGCGGGCACGGCCGGCGCTACGGCCACGACGACCAGGCCGTCCGCGAGTGGCTGCACGGCCGCGAGTATGCCCCCGTCGGCAAGGCCGGCTGCGACGAAATCTGGTCGCCGAACCTCTGACCCACCGCAACACCCCGTGAAGGGATTGCACATGACCACCGCCAAAGGCCCCGGAGGCCGCAAGCCCGGCTTCCGCTGGTCCGAAGACCACCGCCAGCGCATTCGCGTCGGCGAACTCCTCAAGCGCGTGCAGGGCTTCGCCCTCGGCGAGAACGACCCGCAGTCGGGCCGCCCGATCGAGATGAGCGCGCCCCAGGTCACCGCCGCCCTCAAGCTGATCGGCAAGGCCATCCCCGACCTCGCCGCCGTGCAGCTGTCCGGCGACAAGGACAACCCCGTCGCGGTGGTCAAGGTCACGATCGGCGCCTCGGCGAGCGTGGACGATGGCGACGGTTGAGATCGAGATCCGGCCGCGCGAACAGTTCCGAGCGTTCCTGACGACCACCTCCCGCTGGTCGATCATCGTCGCCCACCGGCGCGCCGGCAAGACGGTCGCATGCATCCAGAAGCTGCTCGCCGCGGCGCTGACTTGCACGAAGACCCGGCCCCGGTTCGCCTACCTGGCACCCTACCTCAAGCAAGCGAAGACGGTCGCCTGGGACTACCTACGGGACTACGCGACGAAGATCCCCGGCGCGACGATCCACGAGGGCGAACTCCGCGCCGACTTCCCGAACGGGGCGCAGATCAGGCTCTACGGCGCTGACAACCCCGACGCTCTGCGCGGCATCTACCTCGACGGCTGCGTGATGGACGAAGCGGCAGACATGTCCGCCCGCATCTTCCCGGAGATCATCCGCCCGGCGCTCTCCGACCGCGGCGGCTGGTGCGTCTGGATCGGCACCCCGAAGGGCATGAACAGCTTCTTCGAACTGTGGGAGCAGGCGAAGGACGACCCGGAGTGGCTGGCCCTCATGCTCCGAGCGAGCGAAACGGGCCTGATCCCCGAGGGCGAGTTGAAGAGCGCCCGCCGGTTCATGACCGACGACCAGTATGCCCAGGAGTACGAGTGTTCGTTCCAGGCGGCCGTCGCCGGCGCCTACTACGGCAGCGCGATGGAGGCGGCCGACAAGGAAGGCCGGATCGTCGAACGCCTCTACGACCCCGCCCTGCCGGTCAACACCGCCTGGGATCTCGGCGTCGGCGACGACACGGCCATCTGGTTCTACCAGAACGCCGGCATGGACATCCGCCTGGTCGACTACTACGCCGCGAACGGCTTCGGCCTCGACCACTACGCCCGCATCCTCGACGAGAAGCGCGGGCCGAACGGCAAGCCCTACCGATACGGCTCGCACCTCCTCCCGCACGACGTCCAGGTGCGCGTGCTGGGCGGCGGAGAGATCGCCAGGACGCGCCGGCAGACGCTGGAGGGCCTCGGCATCCCGGTGACGGTGGTTCCGAAGTGGAGCCTGGAGGACGGCATCAACGCCGCCCGCCGGATCCTGCCGCGGTGCTGGTTCGACCGCGACCTGACGGCCGACGGGATCAAGGCACTGCGCCAGTACCGGCGCGCCTACGACGACAATCGCCAGGTCTTCCTCGACCGGCCCTTGCACGACTGGTCGAGCCACGCGGCCGACGCATTCCGCTACCTCGCCATCGGCGTCGCCGAGCCCATGAGCGCCGGATATTCGATGCCGAGCGGCCCGACGAATGAGTGGGTCGTCTAGACCATCCAAAGGACATCGCATGGCCCGAAAGCGAGGCCTGACCGACGACGAACTCGCCGCGATGGTCCGCGCCGAGGTTGACGACGCGGTCGGCTACGACAACTCCGACCTCTCCCGCCGGCGTGCGAAGGCCCTCGAATATTTCGAGGGCACGATGTCCGACGTCCCGGCGCAGACGGGCCGCTCGTCGGTGACGTCGCGCGACCTGTCGGACGCTGTCGGCTGGATCCTGCCGGGCCTCATGCGCGTGTTCGCCGGCGGCGACCACATCGTCGAGTACGAGCCGACGGGGCCGGAGGACGAGGAGGCCGCCAAGCAGGCGAGCGACTACGTCAACCACATCTTCATGAGCGAGTGCCACGGCTACTCGGTCATCTACAACGGTTGTTATGAGGGCCTGATCTTCGGCAACGGCGTGATCAAGTTCTACTGGGACGACGCCGACTGTTACAAGATCCAGGACGTCTCCGGCCTCGACGACGACGCCTGGACGAACCTGGTGATGGACG